CGCGCCCCCCGCCCCGCCCCCCCCGGGCCCCGCAGAGCGGCGAGCCATGTCTTTGAGTTTCCCTTTCTGTGTCGCTCGGTGTGTCTTGTCGGCACCGGCCCGCACAGAATAACACTGTATCCATAATATACACAACACTCTGTTGTGATACACAACATCCTGGGTGACATGGAGCGATCCACAACCAATAAGTGTTGCCGTCGGTTGTGTTGGGTGTGTAGGGTGTGGGGCATGATCAGTTTCGATGTCGAATACCTGTTCACCAGGCTAGGCGGTCCCCGCGCGGTGCTCGATCTGATCGACAAGCACGTTCCCGGCAACGCGCTGGAATACCCCACCGTGCAGATGTGGAAGCAGCGAGGCCGCATCCCGGCGGACTGGCTCGGGCGGGTGATCTATGCCCTGCTGCGGCAGGGGACCAGTCCGCTGACTTTCTTCACCGACACCAGCGAGTTCGAGTGATGCGCGTGTTGGGCGTGGACCCCGGTGCGTTCGGCGCGTTGGCGTTATTGGACACCGACATGGACCGGCTTGACGTGCACGACATGCCGATCGTCAGCGTCAAGCGCCCGTCATCACAACGAAAATCCAACGTGATCTCGCCCACCCATCTAGCGGATCTGGTTATAGCCCTGTCCCCCGAGGTTGCCTGGATCGAGCGCGTTCACGCGATGCCCAAGCAGGGGGTCGCCAGCTCGTTCAACTTCGGCATGGCGTTCGGTCTGGTGCTTGGCGTGCTCGCCGGCAGGCAGATCCCGTTCATGCTGATTGAGCCCACCGTGTGGAAGGGGACTTACCGACTGGGCCGTGACAAACAGGCATCCCGTTTACTGGTTTCGAGGATGTTCCCGCTGAGCGCGCACCTGTTCGCACGCGTGAAGGATGACGGGCGGGCCGAGGCCGCGTTGCTTGCCGCGTTCGGCGCCAAGAATCCAATCTAAGTGTCGGGTTTGTATTGTTGTGTCTATCGTGCTCACGCAAACGTGCAATACACACTGTTGGGTCTGGTCGGCATTACGTGTTGACAGCCGGGGACGGTCTCCGGTCATATTGGCCCTCTGTGCACGGTCGCCTGGATCCGACAGCACATTGTTTTTAACGCTCCAGACATTAAAAATCGAAGTGCGGAGGAACGGAAGCTCGTGCCGGACGGATATGCTGTGTCAACACTTCGCCGCTACCAGTCGCAAGGCGTGCGCTGGCTGGTGTCGCACTTCCGGGCGGGTGCGCGGGCCTTGCTGCTCTGCGACGATCCTGGACTCGGCAAGACCGTCCAGACCCTGGTTGCCGCGGACGTTCTCGACGTGCAGCGGATGCTTGTTGTGTCTCCCGCGGGCGCCCGTCGTGTCTGGTATAACGAAATCCTCCGTTGGTTTCCTGACTGGGCGCCCCGTGTCCTAGTGATCGAGCCCGGCGCCTATCCGCCGGTGAAGGATCTCGACCGGCCCGATGCCATCGTGCTGATCGCTTACGACATCATCTCGAACTCGGGCACCTACTGGGGATCGGCGGTATCGTCACGCACCTGGGACCTGCTGGTGCTCGATGAACCGCACCCACGTCGTCTACGGCGAGCGCGGGGACACCACCGGCATCCAGGCTGGCGCCGAACGCGTGCTCCTGTTGACCGGCACGCCCACCCCGAATCATGCCGGCGAGCTGTTCCAGCACTGCCGAACGCTTTGGCCGCAGGTATTGCGCAAGCCAATGGACACCGGCGGCGCGCTGTGGACCGAGGCGGAATTTCAGGAACGGTTCACTCGCTACAAGGACACGCCCTGGGGCCGGCAGGTGGTCGGTTCGTCGAACACGCATTTGCTGCGCGAGCGGCTGCGCCCGTTCGTGCTGCATCGCGCCAAGGCCACCGTGCTGCCGGAACTGCCGCCGTTGGTCGTGCAGGACATCGCGCTGAACCGCTCAGCGCGGACGGTCGCCTCGCAGCTGTCCCCCGGGCTGAACGCCTGCGCCCGCGAGCTCGACCGGCTGGACGACCAGGCGCTGTTCCGCGCCATCCGCACGGTCCCCACCGACGAGGAGACCCAGCCTCTGGCATCCCTCCGGCGGCAACTGGGCGAGCTCAAGATTGATCCCACCGTCGAATGGATCGTCGAGCGGCTGGAGTGCGGCGTGCGCAAGATCCTGGTGTTCGCCTGGCATGTGCATGTGATCAGCCATCTGGCGCGCCGGCTGGCCGAGTTCGACCCGGCAGTGATCACTGGCGCCACCGGTCCCCATGCCCGCGAGAGCGCGATCTACCGGTTCCAGAACCATGCGCCGACGCGAGTGTTCATCGGCCAGATCCTCGCGGCGGGGACCGCGATCACGCTGACCGCGGCGAGTGAAGTAGCGATCGTCGAACCCTCCTGGGTGCCGGGGGACAACACCCAGGCGATCGGTCGCGCCCACCGGCTGGGGCAGCACGACAGTGTGCTCGCCAGCTTCCTGTATCTGCCCGGAACGCTTGACCAACGGATCATGTCGATCATGCGTCGTAAGGCTGCCGAAACGAGCGATCTTATCGGAGAGGACAATTGCGATGTCGAACGTGCCGGAGCCGCTGACCATCAAGGTCTCGCTAACCGTGAATTACGACTTGCCGGTCACCCAGTGGGACATGCTGCAGACCATCCTCGCCACACTGGCTGAAGGCGGTGCGCCGGTATCGGTGAAGGTCAAGGAGGAACCTGACCTGACATTGCCGACTGACACCAACGGCAGCGGTGGTGGCGCACGGCGCACCCGCCGGGGGACCAATGCGGGGACCACAATCCAGCCGGTGCAAGCTGCACCCCCGGCGGAGGATCTGGCTGGCGCGGACGAACCCGCCGCCGAGGGCGAGGACGAAATGTTCGGCCTGCCCACGACAGGACAGGGGCGCACCGGCGAGGAAGCCCGTCAGCTTGCGCTTACCGGTGCCCGCAACCTGTTCAACGCGGGGCACAAGGGCGCGGTGAAAGAGATCCAGGCGATTTTCAACGTCGGCAAGTTCTCGGACATCCCGCCGAGCGAGGGGCACAAGCTGCTGCGGCTGGTCGAAGCGGCGGCACAGAAAGTCGGAATGCGCGTGTGACCGAGCCCGCACACTCAGCTTTGGGTGCGTCCGGTGCAATGCGCTGGTTGAATTGCCCGGGCAGCTTCCGGTTGTCGCAACAGGCACCGCCGTCGCGGTCGTCGGTGTATGCAGCCACCGGCACGCTGGCACATGAAGCGATCGAGCGCAGCATTAAGCGGGTGCTGGCAGAGACCGGCAATCTGGAAGCGCTTCGCACGCTGGACCTGGACAACATGCTCGGCTCGCAGTTCCCGGTGGACGGCCACGACATCGTTATCGACCAGGACTTTCTCGATGGTGTGCACGTCATGCTGCACTATGTCGCCGATCAGGTTCCCAACTACGACCTGATGCGCTGCGAGCTTACCGTTCGGCTGGATAGTTACTTTCGCAACCGTCCCCCGCCACCGGTCAAGCTGTTCGGGCGCACCGATGTGGTGCTGCTGCGCGCTGACATGCTGGAGATCGTTGATTACAAAAATGGCTCGGGCATTCTGGTGGACCCCAACGACAACCCGCAGATGCTGTATTACGCCGCCGGGGTGCTGGCCGCGGTCACCAAACTGCAAAATCCTGTGCTGATCGAGACCGTGCGCATGACGGTGGTGCAGCCGCACGCACGCAGCGTGGACAAGGTGCGCAGTGCTGACATTGACGTGCTGGACCTGCAGATGTGGATTGACGACGTGCTGATCCCGGGCGTTGACGCCTGCGGGAGATCTGACGCGCCACTCGTGCCGGGCTCCTGGTGCCGTTTTTGTCCTGTGTCTTTCGCATGTCCCGCACTGATCGAGGAGGCCGTGCGCATGGCCAAGATCGAATTCGACGATCAGCAGATCCTGTTCACCGATCCCGACGAACTGAGCCGTCATCTGGATATCGCCGAGCGGGCACAAGCCTGGATCGACGCGATCCGTGGTTATGCCCTGGAGCGATTGCAGCGCCAGGAGCGGATCCCGAACTGGGGACTGGTCCCCACGCGCCCGACGCGGCGATGGACTAACATCGTTGACGTGCAGGACGCCTGCATCGACGTGCTGCATCTGGACCGTGCCGACATGATGCGCGACCCCGAGATCAAATCACCTGCCCAGCTGGAAAAGCTGGTGCGTCGACGCCTGTCCGCGCGTGCCTGGGAACAAACGTTGTCTCCGTTGGTCGAAAGTCACTCATCGGGAGTGAAACTCCACCGCGAGAACGACCCGCTGGAGGCGTTCGATGACACAAGTTGAGCGTAGCTTTCACAACGTCAACACCTGCCTCCGGCATGGCAGTCAATACCGTGGGGACAACTGTCCCTATTGCCGGCCCGAACACCTGATTGCGACTTTTGACGAGGAGCACACACGCGATGGCCATCAACTTGCGGACACCGATCGGCATCCTGTCGTTCCCGACGCTGTTCACGCCTAAGCCGGTGGTCCCCGGGGGTGAACCGCGTTACGGATGCAACCTGTTGCTCAACCCGGGAATGCAGAACACCCCGGAATTCACCGCGATGAAGAAAGCCGTCGCGCAGTGCATTGACGAGAAGTGGGGCGCCGGCAAGTGCCGTGACAAGGCGTTTGTCGATCGCCTCGCGATGCCGTTCCACCGCTGTGAGGACATGAAATACCAGGGCTACAACATCCCCGGCGGCATTTTCATTCGCCCGTGGACCAAGAACCGCCCGGGCATTGTTGATGCACAGCGCAACGAGGTGACCGTCCCCGGCGATGTGTGGGCCGGGCAGTTCGTGCGCTTGACCGTGTCCCCCTTCGCATATCAAACGTCAGGTAACCTTGGTGTGTCGTTTGCATTGAACAACGTGCAGATCTGCCGTGTCGACGGCGAACGCCTGGATGGCCGCAAGGCCGCGCATGATGACTTTGATGACTACCGTGATCCGAACATGCCGGCAGGTGCACTGGTCGACGAGGACATCCCATTCTAATGACACACTTAATCAAGGACGTGCCGTTGCACGCGATCAGAGCTAACCCTTACCGGGAGTTGGCAACATTCCCCTGGATCGAGGCAAAGGTTGATCAGTTGATGCGTTCGATCCAGGAAGTCGGATTCTGGGAAAGCATCATCGCGCGCCCAACCTTGAGCCAGTTCGAGGCAGCGTTTGGTCACCATCGAATTGAAGCAGCAACCCGGCTCAAGCTCAAAACGATTCCGTTGATTGTGCGCCCTCTATCGGATCGGGACATGATCCGGTTCATGGGCCGGGAGAACGGCGAGGATTACAACAGCGATTTTTTGGTAATGCTGAACACATGGGAAGGCGCGGTGCGGTTTGTTTCCCCTACCACTGGTAGGGGAAATTTGAAAGCTATTGAAATCGCTACACTTCTTGGTTGGATACACCCTCATACCGGGTCACACTCCAAGGGGATGCAGATGTCGAAAACTGCAGCCGCGTGCGCGGCGGCGTTCGATTTAGTCCAGGGGGGCCATATATCTCGCGATGACCTGCGAGGGCTGACGACTTCTGATGCTCGCGAGGTGGTCGTTGCGACACACAAGGACATCGGGGATCTGCACCGTGCCGCACAAGGCAATAAGCGTTTTACCGCGAAAGACGTGGCACAGGCTCAAAATATTGTTGCACGAAGCGCAAAAGCCACCGCTGAGGACGTGCGCGCGGGAAGAATCCTGAAGAAGGACATCCGCACCGAAGTCCGGCTGAACGTTCTACGTGACACACGACGCAACAAACCCAAGCTGTTGCCGTTGTTTGCTGACTTCAGCCGTGCCGTCATCGCTAAGATCGACAACATGCTGCACGACGATCGCGCGGCGTTGCATATCAGTCAGATCGAGCAGGCATTACCAAACATCACGCTGGAGGAAGATCATGCCATGATCCGCGATCTACACCACAGCCTGGGACAGCTTACCAAGCGCGCCGAGCAGGCGATTCGTCGCACAACGCCGGGTAAGATCGTAAAATTGAAAGCAATCCAGGGAGAAGGCTGATGAAGGAGCGAGTAACCCGCCGGAAAGTGCGAACCGATGGACGCCTACAGAAGGTGTATGCAGTAGCCAAGGAGCATTTGCTTGTCCGCGGCTACGTAGAATTCAGGCGCGTTCTCAAGGATGCTGATGTCTATCACGATATCAATGGTGTTGAAGAAGCGTTTCCCCTGATCCGTCGAATGCTCATGGAGGAAACCCATCGTGAATTGATGTGCGGTAGTGCTGTCTATTTTGAGGATTTAAAGAAAGCCCATCATGCGATCGACGGTCATGGTCGAAAACTAGATCCGAAAAAGTATCTAGCAATCAACAATAAAGCCCGCGGCTGGATATGGGTCGGTCGGGATGTCGACGGTGATATCGTGGAAGCGCATTTGCATCGTTGCCGTGTGCAGGAGCGTGGTTGGCGAGACAAGCAAGATCGTATTCGCAGCGAACGTTACGAGGCGCTGAGCTCTCCTGTTGATGCGGCTAATCCTTGATCTGGAGACCTCGTCCACCGCCGATCTGCGCCTGACCGGCGCGGCAGCGTATGCCGAGCACCCCGACACCCGCGTCACGGTGCTGTGCTACGCGGTGGACGATGAACCGGTCGATACCTGGCTCGCAGGGCCAGCGTCTGACCGGTTCATCGCCGCCGTGCGCGCGGATGCCATTATAGTCGCCCACAACTACCTTTTCGAGTTCAACGTCTACCACCAGAAGCTGGTCCCCCAGGGCTGGCCCAGGCTGCCGCTGGAGCGCTGGTCCTGCACCATGGCGCGCTGCTACGTCGCCGGGTATCCGGGCGGCCTGGAGCTCGCCAGCAAGGCCGCCAAGCTGGCCATCCCAAAGGACGCCGGCGCACGCGACCTGATGCTGCGCATGGCGCGTCCGCGCACCGTCACGCCCACGGTGACCTGGTGGCATGAAACCTCGCCCGAGCACTTCAAGCGGCTGCAGGATTACTGCGCCACCGACGTGGAAGCCGAACGCCTGCTGGACCGCACGGTCCCCGAGTTGTCCCCCCGCGAGCGCGCGATCTTCGAGGTCGATCACGCGATCAACCAGCGCGGTCTCCGGGTTGACGAGCGCCTGGTGCACCGGCTGCATGACCTGGCCGCCGAAGCGCGGCACCGCATCACTCGCGACCTGATCCGCGCTACCAATGCTCAGGTCACCACGCCGAATCAGGTGGCCCGCCTCAAAACCTGGCTGGCCGGGGTGGGCGTTGACCTGCCCGACCTGCGCCGCGCGACCGTGCAGGCCCGCTTGCTGGATCCCGCCCTCGCTGGCGCCCCTAGGACGGTGCTACAGGGCCGCCTGGATGCGTCCCGGGCGTCCACTGCCAAGCTGGACGCCATCCTGGCTGCACGGTCCCTGAACGGGCGCGTGCTGGGCACCTTCCAGTATTACGGCGCCAATCGCTCGGGACGCTGGGCTGGCCGGCGGCTGCAACCGCAGAACCTGTTCAAGGGCTCGATCGCCGACATCCCCACCGCGTTGCTCACCGTGATGCATCCCGACACCACCGCGGCGGACCTGGAAGCGCTCTATGAGGACAGCGCCATGGGGGTGGTGGCGTCGTGTCTCCGCTCGACTATCGAGGCGCCTCAGGATCACCGGCTGGTCATCCTCGACCTGTCGCAGATCGAGGCGCGGGTGCTGGCGTGGGTGGCCGACGAACGCGCCTCGCTCGCCTGCTTCGCTCGCGGTGACGACATCTACACCGACACCGCGTTGCGGGTGGGCTCGGCGTCCCGCCAGCTGGGCAAGGTGCTGGTGCTCGCCTGCGGCTTCGGCATGGGCGCCACGCGGTTTCAGCTGGCCGCGCTGGCGTTCGGCGTGGTGCTCGACCTGATGACCTGCGAGAGCATGGTCGCGGCGTGGCGGACAGCCAATCCGGCGATCGTGCAGTTCTGGTGGAACGCCCATCGTGCGTTACTCAGGATAACCCGCGCCGGGGCCGGCAGCGTGCTCCCCTTCGGCAAGCTGGTATTCAAGCGCCACCATGATGCGGTGCTGATCCAGCTGCCGAGCGAGCGACATCTGGTCTACCGCGGTGCGCATGTCGGCAACGCCAACGACTACGGCAATTCGGAGTTCTGCTACATGGGCAGCCCCGGCGGCGGCTGGGTGCACCAGCGGTCCTGGCCCGGCAAGATCACCGAGAACATTGTGCAGGCGATTGCGCGTGACGTGCTGGCCGAGGCGATGATCCTGCTGCACCGCAGGGGCGTGCCGCTGATCGCCACGATGCATGACGAACTAATCGCCGAGGTCCCTGAAGCCGAGGCTGATCACACTTACGATCTGATGCAGCGGATCATGCGCACGTCACCCGGCTGGGCGCCCGACCTGCCGCTGGACGCGGCGGGTTTTGTCGCGCGGCGCTACCACAAAAAATGACCGGGAGTGCCGAACTCGGCACTGCGGCAGAAATCTCGATAAAACCTGAACAACAACGATCAACCAGTGACACAATACGGGGGTAACTGCCAGAATTCAGCAGAGTTGTGTTGGTTGTTGTGTCCTGTTATGACCGCATAAACCTATGTAAACGTTGAAAAGGCTGATCTACAAAAGACTAGGCAACCTCTTTGATGAGGAACCTGGCCGTTTTACTTAGTGCGTTGAAATGCTTGGCGAAAACTCGTATTTTGTGTTGTGTAGCAGTGCTTAAATTCGGCACTATTTCGGCACTCATTGAAATCGTTAGACTTTTCGGCTGCGCTCTGTCCACTTCGTCCTGTGTGTCCTGTATGTCAAATCAGGCTATCCGGCGGCTTATACGGCGGTGCGCTGCGCCATTCAGCCTTCGCCAGGGCAATCTCGAACGCGAGATTTTCCTTGGCCAGCCGCAACGCCTCCGGGTGTGCGTCCATCAGCGGCGGGCGCCGTCGCAGGTTGAGCCCCAGCCGGCGTGCCCGGTTCCAGATCGCCTGGTGGTCACGCTCGGGCATCAGCCGGGCGATCTCCTTCGCGGTCTTGCCCGCGTGAGCATACTGCAGGATGGCGCCATCCTCGGCGGGCGTGAATGCTTTGCTCATGGTGCTCGCTCCATCACCCGCAGGCAGGCCGCCAACAGAGGCGCGTAAACCGCTTCCCGATGGCGGTTCTCCGAGTGCACGAACCACGCCAGCCCGATGATCAGCAGGCACAGCATGAGGAACTGAACGGGCAGATGCTCGGTTAACCAGGTTAACCAGTGCCGAGCCTCCGTCAGCGGTGGCACGACCATGCGCTCACTCCTTTTTGGGTGGCGTCCCCTCGCGATATTTTTCAGTATCAGTCCAATAAGAATAAGCACCCCAGCCCGCCAGACCCGCCGAACCCAGGTATTTGATCGGTCCCGGGAGCGAGGTCAGTGCCGCGATCAGAGTGCGGGAATAGGCTGGCACAATGTCGTCCAAGATCCCGAGTGCGGTCATCATCGCGCCGCTGCCACTGTCACGCTCGGCGGCCTTGGCGTCAGCCTTGGCGGCGGCAGTGTCCTCCTCGCCCGGCATCTTCGGCATCTCCGGCATCTTGATTTCCGCGTCCTCGGGTGGTGCCGGCGTGGTGCCCTTCTCGCTGGTCAGCCAGTCGGCCACTGTTTCACCGGCCCTGCGGGAACTGGTGAACGCGTTGATCGCCCCGCTGCCGAACACACCGAGCGGTCCCAGCGCGGCCCCTATTCGCGACAAGACGAAGGCGAGCATCGGCAGGATCGTCATGTTGTAAGCAGACGCCGCCTGGTTATGCAGCCGCGTGTTGGTCGAGCTTGGTTCGCCGGCCCCGAACATCGGCGTGATGACGTTCTGCAGATCCTGCATCATGCTGGCCATGCCCGGGCCGTCCGTGATTTCGCTCAGAGAGGTCTTGAACCGCAACTGGTTGACCGTGGCCAGTGGCAGGGTGAACTTGCCCTGCAGCCCGCTGGCGCTCAGGGCATAGTCCCGCAAGAACTCCCCGAACCGGTCCTCGTCATGCAGCCTATCCCATAGATCACGCGAGAAAAGCCAGATGCGTGGAATGGCGGTCAGCATAGTGATCATCAGGAAGGTGCCTGCCAGCATCGCCAGGTGAGCGGTTGCCCATGCTCCAGAGGCCGCACCAAAACCGGCGCTCGCCGTCTTGCCGTAGCCTTGTCCCCGGGCACGTTGATACGCCCGCCCGGTGGCTTCGGGGATACTGTGTATCGCCGGCCCGATTACGTTGCGGTCCATGCTGTAGTTGAAAGACTGAAACTGCAGCATCAACCGCAGCACCGGATCCTCGGCCATCATCGGCTGCTCGGCCTTGGACGGGTTCTGGACACCCCGGTTGACCAGCCGTCGCATCGCCAGCGCGTAGGTGGTTTTCCAGTTGGAGTTTAGCATTTCCTCCATCGTCGGGAGACCGTCATGCGCGATCATCCATGAGGCAAACGCTTCGCGCGTTTCATCATCCTGTGGGATGCCGATCTCATTCATCATGCGATCGGCTTTGTCCCATTTCGTGTGCAACGTGTTGTAATGGATACCCTTCTGCGGTCCCTGGTAGTTGCGAAAACGTAGCCAGTCGTTGCTGATCTTGCCGAGATACCAATGCATCGCCGCGCCCGACGCGCGCCGGTTGGCGTTGTTCAGCGCGGTCATGCCGGACATCCGATAGAGCGCTGGCATCATGCGATGAAAGCCCATGCTGTCGGCATACTCGGTGCCGTTGCGCGCCTGCATCGCATCATCATACATGACCCCGGTGGTCACGCCGATGAAGTCCATCAACTCCGCGCGCTGCACCGCGTCAGATGTGTGCATCAGATTGCCGAATTGTGCCGCGAATGCCTTGAGTCCGACCCGAACGTCCTGGGTGGCAAGCGCGCTCACATATGGTTCGCTTAGCATCGAGAGTGCCGAGCGACCGAGCAAGCGCACCACGCCATAGGCTTGCACGACATTGGCGAACTTAGCGAAGTTGCGTAGTCTGCGACTGGATGTGCGCCCGGCGACGGCTTCGACAACGTCACGCACGACGCCGATATCTTCGCCCTTGAAACCGCCGTCCTTGCCCTGCTGGTGCATCAAGTGGATCAGCCGCTCCAGTTCCCGCCCCCCAACCGAGGCCGCCGAAGGATGGCCGAACGTTTCGACATACGCTTGCTTGCGACCCGCCGAGAGCATATAGCCGGCCAGCACGCTCTGCACGTCCCGCATCAGCCATTTTTCCATGATCTGATCGGTCTCCGGCGGCAGCACGCGCGCTTTCATAAATGACGCGTTGGGACCGACCGTGTCGAAATCGTTCGGATATCCTTTGGCGATGCGCCCTTCCCATTCGGTGGCAGCATTCTTGGAGAGATCATCCCGCACCGCCGGGTGATGTTTTTCTGCGAGTTCGCGCGCTGCGTCTTTTAATGCATCAAGCTGATCCTGACGCTTGGCCTTGTCCCCCGTAAAGTTTGGATCGTTCAGGTCACGTTCAATCGCGCGCTGCTCGCGTAGGTTGGCAGCAAGCGCATCCATGCCGTCGATGGTTTCCTGCGTGCCGATGTTGCGCCGGTCATCGTCTGACAAGGTGCGCCAACGATCGAGCAACGCTTGCGGGTCGTCTCCCGAGGGACCGACCTCCTGGTCGAAGATCAGCTTGTGCAGTTCGGTGGCATCCAGAATGAACCCCTGGCTGTCGCGCCAGATCCGCTTGGTGTCGTATTGCCGCGGGAAATGCCCGCTTTTGCTGTAGCCGATCTTCAGGCCCGCGTCGCTGAGACTTTTGAATACCTCGTCCATCAATTCGCGTAGCTGACCGACCGCCTTCTTCATGTTCTCTGACAGCGGCTTGCCCTGGTATTCGTCCTCGCCCGTGGTGAGTGCATGGCGCAACGCATCATTGTTTGAGTAATTCTTACCGCGCAGCTGCTTCCCGGCCAGGTTCTTGTTGGCCAGGATGTTGGACATCCGCATCACCCAGCCCTTGCCTAGCTCCTGCGAACGCTCCTCGAATGTCGGTTGCGGTGATCCACGCCCGCTGCCGGGTTTCATCGCGAGCTTGTCAATGATCGCTTGCAACGCTTCAGTGGCTTCGCGGGCGAGCCCTTGATTGACGCCGTGCGCGTGCATCACTTCAAGCGCGCCCACCTTAATCCCCAGCGTGGTCCGCATGTAGTGCGCGATCCGCTGCACCAGCTTGAAGTGCCCAGGATCCGGGCGCGAGCCATCGGTGAACGCGGTCTCCCGCCACGCTTCCACGGGGTGCGCCAACCCTTGGCCGGCTTCCTGCAATCCCCGCCGGATGAATTTCCACAAGCCCGGTTCGACGATCTGCTGCAGCCGGTCCATCGCACCGCGATCGAGCTTGTCCCCCTGATCGGAAAACAACTTGCCGTTGTCGCCGTATTTGTATTGGTTCTGGATTTCACTGTGCAGCACGGAGAACGCCTGCAGGATCGCCGCGTAGTCGTCCTGTGGCGGATAGGTCATCCGCAACCGTCTGATCAACTGGTCGGCGTAAGCTGCCGTGGGCATAAATACGCCTACCGGATCGACGCCCATGGCCTCCATCTCGCGCGCCATGACGGCCTCGTGCGCGCGGGTGATCATTTCGTAAGCCGTGCTGTAGTAGTCGTCTTTCGCACCGCCGCCGAAGGTTTGCGACAGCGCGCGGAAACGGCTCATGTCAATGGCACCGCTCTCCTCGCCGATCGTGAGCTTGTCGAGTTCGGCTTGGGCATCCTGCGCTTTCGGCGTGGGGTTGCCGAACCGGTCAACCTCCTGTGCCTCGGTCTCCCAGCGGAAGCGTTGCGCCACCAGATGCGCGTCATCGTAGAACAGCGTCTGCATCACATGGATCAGTGCCGCCTGCACCGGATCGGTGACCGGCGAGACCGCCGCACCCTGTGTTATCATCTCGCTAGCCAGCGGTCGCTTGAACGCGGCGGGCGGCACGATGTAGGGCAGCTTGTAAGCGAGCCAGTGATCGAGCGCGTGCAGCCATTCATGGCCGAGCGAGTTCGCTGTGCCGGTCAGATGGATAGTGTTCGGACCTGGGCTGAAGGCACCGGCGTAATCAACTTTTGGATGATACGGTTCCAGTATAAGACCCTTGAGGAAATTCGTGACCTGTCCTGTTGCGCTGATCTCTGGCAGGCCAAAAAACGCGTGCTGATATCCGAGCGCCGGCATCATGTCGTGCGTGGCGCGATATACATCGAGGATTACGCTGCGGGCCTGCAACAGGTCCATGTCGGGAGCCAGCGTGACGGGAACACCAAACTTTGCCTCGAACTGCTTGCTGAGCGTGTCAACCTGCCATTTGATCGGCTTGCTGGTGGCAAGGTCGGGATCGTGCCCCGCATCGGTGAACGCCTGCCGCCACACGCTGCTGCCGTCGCGGAATTGGTAATCTGCATAATTCGCCGGGTCCTGTGGACGCTTCGGACGGAACGGCGATATCACGCGCGGCATGGGTTTTTTCCCGGTGGCGGCGCGAGAAGCACGCCCGGGCATCCGTTTCAACAGCTTGTCGCGGGTCGCAGTCAGCGCCGCGAGTTGCTTTTCCTGCGCCTTCAACTTGCGTGCTTCAGCGGGTTTAATCGTGGCACCCTTGGCGCGCAATGCGTCCACCGATGCCTGCAGGGGAGCGAGTTGCTTGTTGCGTTGGTCGAGCTCACTCTGCAGCTGCGGCAGCCGCGCGGTGATGGTGTCGGTCTCTGGTTCACCGCCTGCTGCTTCACGATCAGCTTCCTCACGCGTCACACCACGCCGCGCCAGGCTTTCGTCTGTCTCCCGCATCCGAATGCTCGCGGCTCTGTCGCGTAGCACATCGCGAGCCGCATCAACCTTCGCCTTGTCCAGCAAGCCACCTTGTTTGCCTTCGCGTGCTTCCTTCAACGCGTTCGCCGGGTCGGGCTGGGTTTCGTTGCCGAACAGATCTTTGCCCGGCTTGAAGGTGAGCGCCTGGTCGACGTAATCGCTCAACGCCTCGCTGATCCCTTTGCGCGAGCGCAGCCGGTCCAGCTTGTCGTTGTAGAACGTGCGGATGATCTGCTCGGTGATCGGGTCGACCTGGCCGGCGAACACGTCGCCCTGCTTGAGCATGTCCCCCGGCGCGATGCCCTTGGCGCGCGCCTGGGTGATCAGATCGAGCGCTTCCGTCAGGTTCTTGGTGATATCAAACGCGCCCGGGATGCGATCGGCAGTGACCTCGGCTTTCATCTTCGACCACGGCGCTGCGACATCCATCAGCGAGTTGGTGACCGACTTCACGTCGTCGTTCGGGCTTTCCAGCGCCCGCCGCAGGATCGCATCGTGGTTGTAGGCTTTCGCCAGCACGGCACCCTGCAGCCGCTGAATGCCCTGTTGCGACAGCTGGCCGTTGGCATCCAGCAAGCGGTTGCGCTCGGTCGGGGGCAGTGACTGCATCCAGTCGCGGATGAACCCCTGATTTTTGCCGTGCGTCAGCGGAACCGCCGGGTCGTATTTGTCGAGCGCGGTATCAGACAGGTTCTTGGCGTCGACCTTGGCCTGTTCCACCGGGGACATGGTCATCGCCCGGGTGACATTGGATGCCTCGGCGAACGCACGCGCCTGTTCGGGTGTCAGATCCCCCGTCCGCCGGATCAGCACCGGCGTGGTCATGCCGGTGGTGTCGTGCCCGAGACGTTCGATCTCGGCACGGTATGCCTGGTATTTTTCGGGATGCAGTTCCGCGGCACGCTGGATGGTGGCGAGCCTGCCGTTGCCGGCGAGCACCGTGCCATCCGGCATGACCACGGGGGCACCGATATCCGCCACCGGTGACGTGGTGACCTGATTCGGATCGAGCCGCGCGGCGTTCTCGGCGATCTGTGCCTCGGATGACGCGCGTGTGGCGCGATCGCGTGGTTGCAGGTCCCCGGTCGCCGGCTTGAGCGAATTCGCTTCCACCACCTGGTATTCGGTGGGGAGTGACACGCCGGGGACCGCGGTGCTGACTTCCTGTGTCTTTGTTGTGTCGGTCGCGGTAGGTTGCTTTTGATCTTGGGAGGTATCCGTTGATGGCTCTTGACCCGTTGATCCTTGCCCGGCCCCTGGAAGGGGCTGACCCCCGCCAGCAGCACTACCAGGAACAACGCCGCCAGTGGACGGAGCGGGAACGATGGGATGCGATTGATCGGTCGGCTCATCGGCTGGAGTTGGTGCTGGCGCGGGCGGCTGATCTTGTTCAGGCGTTGGAAACGGTTCTGGCGCGGGCGGTCCCGCCGCTTCCTTCGGACCAAAATACTCCTTCGGACCAAACTGTTCCTGTTCCTTCGGCCCGAATGCCTCCTTCGGACCAAAATATTCCTTCGGACCAAACTGCTCACGCTCTTGGCCGGGAACCGGGAGATCCGGTGATTCCTGCTCTGTTGGCTTTGGCGCAGCACCTGGGGCCGCAAGTTGCTGCTGACCCGCCGGCGGGGGCGGTTCCTCCGCTCCGGTCACCCCAAACGACAGCGTCCCCTCTCGGGGCGTCGTCAGATGCCTGACCGCAGCGTGACCCGCGGCGAACATACTGCCGCTGATCACGTCCGATAGCGCGCCCTCGGCTTGCTGCTGCAAGCCCGGCTGTGGCTCGCCAGTGAGCGCCGGAATTGCCGCACGCTCGGCAGTGCCGATCACCGGGGCGGTGACCAGCGAGTGAAACAGGATGTTTGATATCGCCGCCTTGAACGGCGCCAGGGCGAACAACGGCGCGGTGATGGCACTGATTGAACCATTGGCGGCGGCGATCGTAATCGCCTGATTGACGGCCTCGTCGTGCGACATCTCAGGATGCTGTGCACGAACCTGGTCATAAGCGGGGACCAGCGCCTGGGCTGCCGCCATCACTCCCATGCCGAGTGCCGAGCCCACGGCAGCACCGGGGACCGCACCAAACAAGCCGGTGGTCTCCCCTGCCGCCGCGCCGGCTGCACCCCCGAGGAACATCCCGGCGGTTGTGGGCGCCGAGTGACCGAACGCCTCACCGATCCTGCCCATCGGCGTGCGTTCGACCGGTGCCTCCGGTGGTTGATCGACGAAGGCATTACCCGCGGCCAGTCGTTGGCCTTCACGGGTTGCCCGGCCCATGCCGCTGGGGATGCTTTCTATAAACCCTGGCCGGAGATCCGGCGGTGCGCCGGATGGCCCGACACCTGTGCCGAGTGTGCCGCCGCCGATTAACTCGCCGGTTGTTGGGTCGATATCGGCTTGAGGCAGTGGCGTGGGTGTTGGTGTAGACCCAGGCACCGCTGGTGCAGCGAATGTTGGAGCTCCAGGGACATCCGCCTGAACCTCTTGCCCCACCACAGCTGACAACGCGCGGGGGTCGACCGGTGGCATGGGCGCGGATGGGGCTGGCATGGGTGCCGCGGCCACCGACGGAGGCGGTGGCGCCACCGCGGCGTTGAGCGGCTTCTGAGCGGGTGCGCGCTCGGCCTCGGTGTCGAGCACCCAGTTCAGCTTTCCCCCGCTGGTGGAGGCAGACGGTTCCGAGGTTTTCGCGGCCTCGGTGTCGAGCACCCAGTTCAGGCCATCCGGCATCAGCCGATGCCCGTCTGAGCCTGCTGATCCTTCTGGGCGCGCTGGGCTGCCTGGGTGAACGCGTCAGCCAGGCTGGGCGGGGCACCGGGGACACCGGCCCCCGGCAGGGGCATCCCGCCCATGGCGAGCGCCGCTGATGCGGGCGGCGCGGCGGGTTGCGGGGGACCAGCAGGCGGTCCCCCGGCGCCAGGCGCTACCACGGACGCCAGGGGCGTGCCTGGTGGCTGGCCAGGCTGGGGGATCGGTCCCGTGGATCCCTTGCCGGCCATGCCCATCACGGTGTCCGCATAGCGGGACGCACCAGGCAAGCCTTCCAAGCCACGGCTGGCCACCGCGTGGGGACCGGAGGCATAGGCCCCCAGCGCCTTGCGGTAGTCGCCGCCAAACTGGTTGAGGTTCTGGCGCATGAACAACGCCGCCGCCGGGATGGCTTGCTTGGGGTCGCGCGGGTCGATCTTGAACGCCGCCGCGGTGGCCGGCATGAACTGGCCGATGCCGATCTCGCCGCCGGGGCCGATGGCGTTCGGGTTGAGCCCGCTTTCGTGCACCAGCATGGCGCGGAAGATCGCCGGGTCGATGTTGTATTGCTGCGCCGCCTGGGCGATCAGCTGCTCGATCGGGTTGGCTCCCGCGGGCGCGGGAGCCGGTGGACCTTGCACGGGCGGTCCCGCCGGGGGTGCGGCAACCGGGGGACCGGCAGGAAAATCTTCGGCCATGGGACCCTCGCTCTATCGTGGGTAGACGAAACCGTTGTGCACAACACCGGTCATGTTGCCGGCACGCACCGGGTCACCCTCTTTCAGGTTGCTGGGCGCAATGCTGATCGCACCCGGTTCATAGGGTTTCAACTGCGGAACAACGTAGCGCGACTGCGTTTTGCCGCCCGGGTTGACCTGTTGCTTGATCCTCTCATCGTGGCCGAGATACTTGCCTGCCACATCGAACATGCTCTGCATGTCCGCCTGCTTCGGCATGTGACCGGTCGCCTGCAGTTCGTTGATCGCTTGGTCAACCGCCACAGTGTGATTGTGGTAGGCCGCGGAACTGCGATCGGTGTGGGCATAGATTTCCTGTGCACGCGTGAGAACGTCCGCTTGTTCGTGCGGATCGAGTTGCACCGGCAGCTCGCGCTGAAACCCTTCGGTCGGTGCGAACAACTGCGGCACCCGCGTATTCAAATGGTTCTCTGCGCCGATCTGTTCCTGCACCGTCATGGCTTGCGAGGGCTGCATCGCTTGTGTCGCGGCGCCGACATCCCGCGCGGCTTGCGGCTGGCCGCCGATACCCAGTTGCAGCGCCAACGCGTGCATCTGATCCACGCTTTTGGCCGTCATCGGCAGATGCTGTTCGCGCGCCTCCTTGAAGGTGGCAACGCTTATCGTGCCGTCCTTGTTGTAGGTTTCGACCATCGCGCCGTCGAGCCGTTGCTGCGCGGCAGCGTCCTGCGCCTGCTGGCGCTGGAGCGCGCCGGCTTCGACCATGCTGGTGCGCGTGGTCTGGCCAGTTTGTTCGGCCTCGGTGCGCTGGCCGGCGCCGGTCTGCCGCAACTGCTCCTGAGTAATGCCGGCGTTGGCCTGGATCTGCGCCGAACCCAAGGTCCCTCGCAGGGTTTGATCAGATTGATAGCGGCCCGTATCGGCCTGCGTCTTGGTGCCGAACACTGTCGAGCCGAGATCCGCGGTCAGCTGATCCGCGCGATCGGCGATGTTTTTGGCGGTGCCGACCGGCAGGGTGCCGCGTTGTTCGGCATCCCGGATGTAACCGAGGATGCCCATCTTGGCCAATTCGGGGTTGCGCCCGGTCATGCCCATCAGCGCGGTATAGGTGGCGAGGTCGAACTGGGGTGGCGCGGGCGAACCATTCGGCGCCGCCGGCCCGGCGTATTTCTGTCCCCCATCGGGCGCCGTGACGCTGTTCATGTGCAGCGGACCGTCTCCCTGGTTGTTAGTCGGCACCTGGCCGTTCGACGTGGTCGTGTTGGGTGCCGGGGGCGCGCCAGGCGAGGGTGATGACGCCGGTGGCGGCGTGCCGGTGGCACCGAGCCCCTTGGCGTTCGGTTCGTTGCCGGGAGCTATGATGTTGGCCAGCACCTCGGGAGGCGGTATTGCCGGGGTTGCCTGTCCCCCGCCCGCCACAGTCTGGCCCAGGCTCGGTTGTTGCTGACCAACAGTGTCCTGCAGCACCATCGTGCCGGACGCTGGATCGGGGGTGAACTGCAGCGGTGCCTGAGCCAGCCCGCTGCCCGGTCCCCTGGCGAGAATCTGGTGCCCGGCAGCGATGCCTTCCCGAGCCTGTGCCGCTTGTAGCTGGGCTTTGCGCTGTTCGGCGCCGTAATAGCCCGCGCGTGCGATGTTCGACGGATCGGGAAACAAGCCTTGTGCCAGCGTGCCGAGGCCGCGATCCCAGTTCGCGTCACCGCTCGGCTGAAAGAACGTGCCGCTCATGTGATCTGCCCTAAATTGATCGTGCCCGCCGGATCAGTTTTCAGGAAACCGGGCAGGGTGCCGTAACGCCCGGCGCCGTAGAGCCCGAGTTGCCCCACGCTGCTGACGATGCCGCCGAGCGACTGCTGGTAAGCCGCGTCGGCCTTGGCTTGAGCGGCCCGGTTCGCCGCGATGGTATCTGCATCGGACTGCGCCAGGTTGGCAGTGGAGACCGCGTTGCCGTAGCTCAGCCCCGCAGTGTCGAGTGCGCCCTGTCCCCGCGAGGCGATCAACTGGTCCATCGCCTGGCCGAGGTCCCCCGCATTGCGATAGGCGACCTGCGAGGGCAGCAACCGTGTGGCGCTGCCTGAACGTAACAGGCTCTCGGCGGCCTGGGCGGGCATGATGCCGTATTGGTTGGCGGCGATTGCCTGGCCGATATCTGCTGTTGGCTGGCTGTAGGACTGCAGCGCAGACACCTTCGAGCCGTAGGTCCGAACGTTGGTGGCGGCCTCCGCCAGGCGACGCTTGACCGCGTCCTGGGTTGCTGTGTCTCCCGTGCCCTGCGGGTCGGTCGGCGCCGGTCCCTGCGGGGCGGCCTGCCCGAGCAACAAAGCCCCTTGTGCGGCAGCATTCTGCTGACCCTGCGCCAGCTGTGGCCCGGTGGTCTGCTGCAACAAGGTCTGCGCCGCCTGGTCCCCGGTCCCCCGCAGCGCTTCGGCCTGCTTGTTCTCGGCGGCCAGGATATCCTGCTGGCTCTGTTGCGCGTTCAGCTGCGCGGTGCGCATCGAAGTCGCCGCCGTAGAGCGATCGGCCATAGTCTGCTGCATCGCGGCACTCTGCGCCGCGGTCTGCGCGTTGGCCGCCGCCATGCGCTGGGTGAACGCCTGGTTTTGTGCCGCCGTGGTGGCTTGGTTCTGTTGGGCGATGGCGTTTGCCGCACGAGACTGCGCTTGTGACGACATAACCGCACCACCAGCCGAGGCGGCTGCGCCAACTCCGGCGGCGATAGCGGTGAGGGTTGAGGCTGCAATGGTCATTCGCTCAGTCCTCCAGGCTCAGCCGGTAAAGCTGGCCGAAATCCTCGGCACCCATCCGGCGGTAAAACGTGCCCAGTCGCGGCCCCTCGCCCGACACACTGGCGCGCAACTGGATGTCACGCACACCACGCTCTTTCAGCGTTCGTGCCGCCACCTGTTGCAGTTTAAAACCGAGGTTCTTGATCAGAGGTGACGCAAAAAACGCAGTATGGGACGCGGTCAGCTTGTTCTCGGCGTCGAGCGCGGGACCGACCACCGACATGAGATATCCGAACAGCCGTCCGTTGCTGCGCGCGGTGACGATCTGCAGCGCACGGGCATCATCCATTTTGCGCAACAGAGGCACGTTGATCTCAGAACCGGCATCGGGAGACCGATCGGTCAGCACCAAATGCTCTTGAATCAGCAACATCGCTTCGTCATAAGAAGCCATCGTTTCGGTTTGGAATGTCACTCCGTCAATCTCCGGCGAACGCCATAGTGTGGTGAGCATCCGGTGCTTGGCCTGCCGTGTCAGTTTGTCGAGTTGAGCGCGATGTGCGACGCAATAGCGCGCAATATGCTCCAGATTAACCTGAACATTGAGCGGGTCGAACTTCTGCCACCAAACAGGATCACAGGGTTGTCCGAGACAATGCTCGAACAGCGTGGCGCAAGTGGCTTCCATCGATAAATCAGCATAAGCGAACGTCCGCACCCCCGGCACGCGACGCTCGATCTGGTCCAGCTTATGATCAAACCGCTGGATCATGCGTGGATCAAACACGCCCCCTATTGCTGTCAACGACCGCACCACGTCATCAACAGGCCGGCGGATCGTCACCACCCGCACGTCAGGTCGGTAGTGCAGCAACAAACGCCAGAACGGCGCGCCGGCGGTTTCCACCGTTCCGGTGCAAGGTTGCGCCAGCCACGATTTAACATCATCGAGCGATCGGCAATGGCGGATCTCGTCATGCCCGCACTGCCACGCACCATGCGTCAGGAAATACGACAACCAGCGGGACCGGCTGCGCGGCAGGCAAAAGATGACGAACGGCGCCATCAGTTTTTCCCTGTCGGTGTCGTGCCGCCGAGGCCGCCGGTGCGGTTGTAGTTGTAGGAATTCATCGCGTTCTGCGCGTTGACGCCGCCGAGATACGAACCGGCAGAGCCGAGCACGTTGCTGAAGATGCCCGACAGCATGTTCACGGTGGGCACGCCCGAAAGGGATGCCGTCACGTCGCCGGCCTGATTGGTGATGCCGCTGATCGCCGAACGCTGGGTCTGCAACGCGGTCTGCACGCCGGGCTCGTCGGTTGACGCGATCGGCGAGCCGATGTTTTCGGAGGCAGTCACCTGCCCCAGGAGATTTTGCTTTGACTGTGCGACATTGGCTTTTAGTGAGTTGGCCGCGTCCTGCGCCTGCGCGGTAGCATCCGCCAGCGTGCGGCCCTCGGTCTCCGACAGCAAGCCTTGTTGATTGGCGCTCGCCTGGCTGTCACCGATGCCTTGCCGCGCCAGGCCGAACGCCAGGTTTTTCTCTGCCTGGGTTTTTTGGTAGTCGACCTGGTCCTTCGCCTTGGCCATGTAGTCGGACTGGTATTGATTGAAATAATCCGGGCTGAAATTAGCGAACGCATCGTTGATCGACTTGGTCCCCGCATCCAGCAGGCCGGCGCGCCCGGTGTCGTATTCGGACTGCCGCTGCGCCTGCGCGGCGGCATCAGCTTGTTGCTTGTCCTCCAGTTGTTTTTGGTAGTCGAACTGTTGCTGGTTGAACTGGTTCTGCTGATCAGCGATCGACTTTTGCGCAGCGATCTGTTTGTCGGACAGATCCTGCTGCGCCATCACCTGGTATTGCGCCATCGTGGTAGCACCACGCTGGACGTAATCGAAGGGAACGCCCGCCTCGAAACTGTAATTAACCGGCGAGCCATCCGGGTTGGTGCCGACTGCTGTCTCGATCACTGGCCCGCCCTTGCCACCGCCTCCACCACCGAAGCACAACTTATTGTCCTCCAACGCTAGAGTTATACCACTTTTGGTTGCGTGCCAACAGACAACGCCTGCACAGGCGTATATGCGGGCGCGTTGGTTGCCGGTAAACGTTATCGTCGCCGAGCCAGTGACCTTTGCTACAACAGAACCGACGCTCAACCCGATCGCGTCGATTGTCTGCGTCGGTGCCTAAATACAAATGATCAGGGTTAACGCAGAGCGGCACATCGCATTTATGCAGAACGTGTTTCCCTTGGGGTATCTCACCGTTGATACCGGCCCACACCAGCCGTGCGGCATTAACTTTGATTGTGCGACCATTCTGCCAGATGTTTTGTTCTGCACGCACACTCTTGCGATGACGTTTTACGCTACCCGTCCATAACCAGCACCCCGAGTTTGGTTCAGGGATATATTGCTCAGACCAGTGTTGCATCGCCGCTTCCTAGAAAACACATCGTCGTCTAGCCTCCATGCATAGAGGATGTAGTCCTCGCGCTGGCGTCCGTAATGATAGAGAAACGCCTCGATCTGGCCGCCCAGCAGTTCAATAAACCGCCGTCCGTCCGTGTTAGACGCGAGTGCGATCGCCTCGCCGCGGTGGTAGTGTGCGGCTTGCAGCCGCGGGATCACCCAGTCACGCGACCAGCGCGTCATCGCGCGCACGATATGACGCCATTTCTCGGTGCCGAACGCACCGCAGGTGCATACGCCCGGGCGCTGCGGGATCACGCCGTTCATCGCTACCGGTTCGCCGTCGTATTTCCACACCCGCCACATCGGCCCAGCCACCGCGCAGATGTCGCGCACCAGCGTGTCCGGGTTGTCATCCCAGCGGAGACCGAAGATCTCCACTCGATCGCGCTCGCGCAGATTGGCGACGATGTGCGCAATGTCCTCGCGGGTGATCATGTCGGTGCCGGTGACGTTCATTTAGTCAACGCCTCCTGCAGGTTGAAATAGAGCGCTGACAGGGTCGCTGGTCCCGGCCCTTGATGCTCCATGTGCACGCCGATATGCGTGCCGTAGCCAGCGAACGGGATCGACATGCCGCCGAGCGTGGTGTCCACGGTATTGGCGCACAGCTCGAACAGGTCAGTCTCGTTCGGCAGCATCCCGATGCTGATCGACCACGCACCGGTGCACACCGCGTCAATCGACTGCACGCGCTTGTTGGTGGTGGGCTTGCTCGCGGCATGGTGTGGCGTGCGCACGCGCACCAGCATGGCGGGGTCGTAAGTGACGCCATCACTGCCGCCATAGAGATAAACATTGTTGTTGCTGTCACGCGCAAATACGTAGTTTTCGACCCGGGCGAACTCCTCCACGAAAAAATCGATCGGGAAGGTCGACCATGCCGTGATGTTGCCGGCGGGAAAGTAGCTTAGCGCGTAAATCACGCGGTTTAGGTGCAGCCAGTAACGGCCTGAGATTGGCTGCACGACTGCGCACGCTGCAGCGGTCTCGTTCGGGTAGCTGCGTATCGCCGCCGTGATCAGCGGGTCCACCGCGGACCCAACATCCGATACACTGGCCGCCGTGAGATTGATGTTCAACGCCTTGAGCGAACGCACGCCGCTGTCGGAAAGAAACAACACGTCACCGGTGCCGAACTGCAGCACCGATTGCGGCGCCACCGTGCCAATGCGGATCAGCTGCCCTATTGCATCATTGTTCGGATCAGGGTCGAGTGACCACATCTGGGTTACCAAACGCGCAAACACCGCCATGTTGTTGTAGTAAATTTCCATCGCCTCCAGCGTTTCACCATCGGGATCGTTGATCGCCATGTTGATGAAACCAGCGCCCGGGTTGGTGGTGCTGGATGGGTCGGTGACCAAGGGGTCGTTGACGCCGGAAAAGCGTAGATAGATACCATCCGTGCGATACATCTTGGTCTTATAAGTGCGCGAATACGAACCATGCGACAGCACGTCCACGCCGACCTCGGTTAGTAGGCTGCCATTATACCAGACATATGTAGTCCCCGAGGCGCCCAGGCCCGAGACCTGGAACTTGTCGTTGAATGCCTCGCAGTCAGTCAGTTTGACGATCGCATCCCCGGACGGTGGGATCAGCCCATGCACCTGATAACTCACGCCGGGTGGCAGAGCCTGTAGCCAATCAATGGAAAATGTAGCGCCTACCAAATAGAAAAAATGCAGGGAAGAACCTTGCCCGAACATATACGTTATGCCGAGGTTTACCGAAATCGTTCCCATTTTGACGAACGCGAGCCGCTTCTCGATCTCACCACCCTGGTTGATCACCGCGTTTTCCAGGATGCGCAGCGAACCACCAGGCGCGGTCAGGGGAGACCGCCGGTTGTCCAGTCCCCGGCTGAAATCGTCGATCGAAAAGATGTCCCCCTCGGCCACTTACGGTCCCCGGTTCGGCCCGGAGCCATAGCCCGGAGGCACGTAATCCAGCCCGAGCACCGGCTGCGACCCGGGGCGTGACTGAGCGTCACCGCCGCCGCCGCCGATCACGATCGGCGTCACCTTCTTGTGGCTGAACTGGCGCACGCGATGCCGGCGCATCGCCTCGTTGGCCTTCTGCAGCTTGAGCGCGGCATCCTTGGCGCTGTCGCGCTGCAGGATTTCCACCGCCGAGAACAAGACAATCAGGTTATCCGGCAGCGTGCTTTCGTCGCTGTCGTTGATCATCTTGAGGACGGTCTTAGTCCCCCGCAGCCGCACCAGGGCGTTGGCGGCCTGGGCATTGGCATCGGGGACCGGCCATAGCTCGAACGTGTTGTCGTCGGCGTGATGCATCCATTTCTGCGTGGGCCAGCTTTTGAAACCGAGGTCGCTGTTCCACACGATCATGTCGTAGGGGCCGATGCCGTAGCCGAGTTCGTTGTAAACCGTGTTGATCAGCACCCAGATGTTGGTGATGTCATCGAACGCCAGGTCGGCGGGGTAAGGGTAATAGCGCTGCCCGTCCGCCACATGGATGTCACGGTCTATGATCAGCTGCGGCCAGTCATAGTCAATATACAACTGCAGCTGCACCCGATTGAGGTAATACAGCAAGGTCTCGCGATCGTTGATGCCGTGCGCGACGTTGGTCGAGTGACCGATCTCGGCGCGAAGATCGGTCAGCATGTCGCGCAGCTGCTTACCCACGGACGACCTCGTTGCTGCGCAGCTGCGCGATGCGTTGTGTGGCTGAGGCAACATCCGGGCGCTGTCCGCCCTGGTTGCGACCGCTGCGGTTGCTGGCGAGGTTCGGGCGGCCTTGCCCGAGCACCGCGCCAGTGGCGTCGGGCTTCGACGGCACGCCTAGGCCGAGCTCATCGGCCAGCGTGTCCACCGCGGAGCTGTCCTCGGGCTCCTCGTCCTGGTGATGTGCAGCGATTTCATCCGGCGTAGGCTCGGTCTCCCGCGGTGGCGCGGGGGACACACGCCGCGGCATGTGCGGCGTCATAGTGAAAGCGTCCAGGGGCCTGAGTTTGGGGTCCGGGCTGTCCGGCAATGTCGGGCCGGCGACATAGACGGGTAGCGTGCAGAACGGGATGGAGCCATCAGCACGCGGCAGGTTCGGCCTGGCACCGGGGAAAATCTCTTTGATCACGTCAGCGCCGTAGATCGTCACCAGCCGGGTCATCGCTTCGTCGGTCGACATCTCGCAGGTGCCGACCACATGCACGTCCGTCACGGCCTCCTCGCCGTGCATGAACTGCAGCACGACCAGTTCGGGAAACAGAATGGGCCGCGAACGATCGCGCAGCACCACAGTGCTACCGTCACCGCCGAGGGAGACCATGCAACGCAACAACTGATATTCCGCCATCACACACCTTTGGTTAAAGTTTCAGGTGAAACGGATGGCGTGCGTCCGCAGGGAGGAAACAACCCCAATCACACGCCATCCGTCACTCACACACTCAGGCGATCGCCACCACGAGTGACGAATTCACCTGCTGTGCAACCATCTGACCGGTGTGCGTCATCGACTTATACATGACGAACTGGTTGTAAGGCCGTGCCGGCGTGAACCGGTGGTCCCATTCGCCGTCCTGCTTCATCAGGTAGATGTGTCGAGGATCCCACCAGTAGCCAAACTTGGCCCGACCAAGGTCATCAAGCGTCGGGTCGTATTCGACCGTCGTGCCACCGAACTTGACCTGGCCCATTTGCCCGTCCTGCGTTCCGGTGAAACCGGTCATCGAGTAGTTGCCGTTGGCGCGGATCTCGGTTTCCAGTGCCGAGATGAACGACGATCCGGCGAGGAACTTTGTCGGTCGCCCCCCGTAACGGATCAGCTGGCGGTATTCCTGTTGCAGGAACTGGAACAGCGCCCCGCCATTGGCCGGATCAGAGGTCACCGCGCCGCGTCCACCGGCGGTGCCGAACGCTGGGCAGGCCGAACGGTTCTGCCACCAGACATTGGACGAGCGTGCCAGCCCGCCGAGTGTCCCCGCATTGGGCACGTCCACAATGATCGACTGGATGCCGGCCAGCGCCTTGGCGTCCGATGTGCCGTCGCCCCACATAAGGGCGTTCATCGAACGCGCATATTGCTCGCCGAAATCCTCCAGCTTGTCCTGCAGCAGGTTCACCAGGACCGTGACATCACGATCCGAGTGGTTGGACACGCTGGACCCGTCACCTTCGTCATCCGTCACGCTGATGCCGTCGATCTTCAGCTCAGTGTGAGTGAGCGTCAGACCCATGTGATGTTCACGCCACGGGAAGTTCACCCGCTTGATATTGGCGGGCGTGTAGAAGTTGACGGTGTCATTGTGGGTGTAGCCAACGACATGATCGTTGACGCCGCCCGCACCGTAGTCACCCTTCACCGCAAGCGAAATGTTTCCCTTGCCGCCGGGGAACGACTTGGCGCCGCTCTCCAGAAACCTGAGAAGGGGTTTCGCCTGGATCGACTGCTTGAAGGTATCTCCTTTGTTGTAATAAAAATCGAGTGCTGCGTTGGCGATATTGGTTAGCTCGCCAGCTGTGAAAGCCATGTCCTGACGCCCCGGTTAGGAGGCTCGCCGCATCCTTTGCAGTGCCATTTGCACTGCCTCTTTCATGTTGGATGGTTCGGCAGTGCCCCCGCTCGTTGCCACATGGACACTGGACGGGGTCGGGCGCGTGGGCTGTGGCCGTGGCCGCAGGGAGACCAGCACCTTGTTCGCCTCGTCATACGCCGCTTGCACCAGGGCGACCGCCTGTTGCGGGGTCTGGGGAACACCCTTCTCCTGCAGCAGAGCCTGGCTAAAGCGCCTGACAGTGTCCGCCTTGTGGGCGTAATCAGGATCCCGCGAACGAATACCGGCTTCCCATTGGTCCACCGAGGAGCGGATGGATGCGACATTGCGCACCTGCTCGTCCGCGGTGGTGGTTTGCGTCTGCTCTTTCAGGCGGTGCTCGGCCTGGGCCGCGCGGTGGCGGGTGCGCGTGTGATCGCGTGCCGCGTCCTCGCTGATCAGTCCGTCATCCACCTGCTTTTGCAGGTCCGGCGCAATGCGTATGCCGAGCGCTTCCTGCGCCACCATCACGTAGGGCGTGACGCCGTTTAGAAACGCCTGGTAATCACCGCGCCGCAGCGCTGATCCGACCCCCAGGAGCATGTTGACATCGTCGGGCGCCAACTGGTGCTCGCGGAGATAGCCCTGCAGCTGCCGGTGCTGATCGAGCTCCGGCTTGACCTGGTCGAACTGCTGGCGGGCTTCGTTGCGCTGGCTGAGCAACCGCTCGAACCGCTTGCGGGTCTCCGGTCGTAGCTTGCGGAGTTCCGCCTCGGTCGGGTCGGGTGCGTCGTCGGAAGTGGTATCCGCTGGTGGGGGTGCCTGATCCCCCGGAGCCGCGGCCTTGTCCTGGCCGGCTGTCCCCGTCGCGGCATCCTCTGGGGTGTCCCCCTCGGCTGCGGGCGTGGTTTCAGTCTTGACCACCGAACGGACTGCGGCGAGGAGCCCATCACGGTCGGACTGGCGGCTGTCGCCTGACGAAGGCGAGGGTTGACTGTCAGTTTTGCCGTCTGACGAGGACGGCGTGGTTACGTCGACCGGCGTGCTCGGTGCTGGCGCGCTCGGGGTTTCGACAACGCTGGACGAGGGCGTGTCTGACGGGGTCGTTGCGTCCGAGGTCGATGCCGTGCCCGACATCCAGGTCTACCGCTCCTGTTGTGACCTAGATGTGGTGTATGACGCTTTCGTGTGTCGTGTCCAGCTTAGCGAGACACAGGACACAAATCAGATCATTTGTGAGGGGACTTGCGCTCAGGCAGCCGGGCCTGGCTGCGACCCTTATCGGCGGTCACGAACTCCTTGGCGACCTTTTTTGACGGTCCCCCTTTGCCGGGGTCGATCGACCCTGACGCAATCCCGTGCATCAGGCGGCTTTGGGCTTTGGATTTCGACGGCATTTATGGGGTCTCCTCTCAGGGGGTCGGAAACGACGTGGCGCGCTGCGGCATTCCGCCACCAGTGCCCGGGCGGTTGCCGTTCCGGCCATAGACCTGCAGCGGTGGCACGCGCGGCCCCATGGCGCCCTGGGTGCCAGGACCGCTCTGCTGGGCGTTGGTGAAGCCGGCAGGCCCCTGCGAGGACGGATCCTGCCCGATCGGCCCAGGCCGCGGGGGACCCTTCCCGGCACCCCCCGGGGGCTCGTCCGGGCCGGGTGCCGCACCAGGCGGTCCCCCGGGCGCCGGCGGGGGACGGCCCATCAGCTGATTCATCGCTTCCATGCTCGGCAGGCCCTCGGCGAACGCCTCGCTCATGTCCACGTCATCGCCCATCCGCCGGATGAGTTGCCGCGCCAGCCACTCGGGCGAGATCCCGGGGACACGCTGCAGTATGGGGACCAGCTGGGTCAGCATTTGAACATCCTGCTGGCGGTTCGGGGGACCGTTCGCGCCAACGTCAACCTCCAGGTAGACGTTGTCCGAAATGGTCTGGCGATCCAGCTGCGGCCACACCGCACCGGGACCGACAACCTTTTGCACGATCTCGGTGGACACGTTGAGGAGGAGAAGTTCGCTGGCCGAGCGGGCGAGTGCCGACATCATGTCGTTCATGTCGTCGATTACCGATGTGACATCGGTG